TTCTATTAAACTACGCATCTCAGTAATATCTTTATGTGCAGCATCATCAAGTAGACCAATAGAACGCAAGGCTTCTTTAGCCCCGCGCCTAGCTGCACGATCTAGCATATCTTCTAGTTCTTCCGTAGTCAATTGCACATTAGCCATTTAAGCACCTATGTTTTCACTAATAGCTCTGTAGATGATATTGCAGTGCCAGCTAACACACTTGGGTTTCCTGCTGTAGTGCCTATCGTGCCATCTGTCTGTACAAAGTATTGTTGACCAGCGGTGAGGCCAGACTGGTTTGTTGATACAGAGCCGATAATGTCAACAGTTGCAGCGCCACCGCTTGCTACTTCGCCTCTAACTGTGTTGTCATAGCTTGGAAGATAAACCTTTGCAGTGCCGTAGTTGGAGTTACCTTCATCCTTATATGCAATGACATTTACATTAGAGTTGCTGTCATATGTAATAAATGAATCAGCTGTATTAGCAGTATTAAAATTACTAACGGAGTTAAAACTTATAGATGTATCACTAACTGTTCCAACAATATACTGACCGTATCCTGTGACAATATAATCATAAAATATTAACACAACTTTTTTAGCCACAGAGTTGTAACTTAAAACCATTTCCCTAACTTGCGTTTCTTGAAAAACTACCGCCGTGCCGAAGGAAATATCTGTACCAGATACAGTGCCAACAGCCGACTTCCCCTTGTTACTATCGCCAACATCCCTAAAGGCTACAACAACTTTATTGTTAGAAGCATCAAATGTAATGGCAGTGTCTGCTGTTGATCCTGTTTCAAAAACTGCTGCTGTTCCAAAGCTAATGGATGTACCGCTTACCGTGCCGACTATGGCTTTGCCTTTGCTGCTATCTCCGGTATCAACGTAAGCTATAACAACTTTATTATTTGATGAGTCAAAGGTGATGTTGCCCATTCCAAGCCCTGTAGATGCACTCTCAAAAGTAACTGCTGATCCAAAACTTATTGATGTACCACTAACAGTCCCTACGATAGACGTTCCATAAGAGTTTGACGCAATAAGATAGGCTATAACAACTTTGTTTGAGTTAGTATCAAAAGTTGCGCTTAAACCATTTGCCATTGCACTACTTTCAAATACTACAGCAGACCCAAAACTTATCCCTGTTCCACTAACCGTTCCAACTATTGCCTTACCCTTGTCACTATCGGAGTTGGCTTTAAAAACAATTACCACCTTGTTTGAATTAGAATCAAAAGTTGCTGCAAGAACCCCTGCGTCACCGCTATCAAAAACTACAGGAGTGCCAAAAGTAATCGACGTGCCGCTTACAGTTCCTACTACCGCCGTTGCATAATTTGAGTTTCCAGCGTCAGCATACACAAACACTGTTTTATTTGAATTAGAGTCAAAAGTAGCTGATATAGCGGAAGTGTTTGAACTCTCAAAAACAGAGGCTGAACCCAAAGTCTCTGAGGCTGCGTCAAAGTCAACCACCCCACCAGACATACCAATGTAATTCTCTGAGGTGAGGTTGGTGCCAGCATAAGCAGGTGAAAAAACAACTGCACTACCTCTATTAGAATTGTTGTTATTTCTATAAGCTACAACCACCTTTTCAGAATTAGCGTCATAAACAGCAGAATTGGCAAGTCCTTCTGCACTTTCATACTCTACAGGAGTGCCAAAACTAATAGAAGTACCACTTACAGTTCCTACAGCAAAATAACTGTGAAAAGAGTCGCTAGCATTATGGTAAGTTATAACTACTTTTCCAGAGTTGGCAGCATAAACGGCTGAAATTTGTCTATCTAAGTCAGCATCCATAGTGCCAAAGGTTGTTTTAGCGCCAAACAAAATACTTGTATCTGACACAGTTCCCACTACAGCCGTACCCTGTCTGGAGTTGCTGTTAGCCCTGTATGCAATTACAACTTTCTTAGAATTACTATCATAAGTAGCCGTTGTTTTTATATCATAAGGAGATTGACTTGAAGTTTCAAACTCCGCTATACTACCAAAACTAATAGAGGTTCCGCTTACAGTTCCTACGACAGCTTTTCCATGAAAGTCACTACGATCTAAATACGCCACAACTACTTTTTGGTTTTCTGAGTCGTAAACGACTGCAATATCACTTGATCTGCTTGTTTCAAAAATAACAGGACTACCATAGCTTATTGATGTACCACTGACTGTGGCAACTACTGCCGTTCCTCTATCCGTATTACCTTCATCCCTATATGCTATAACTACTTTTTGAGCACTTGCATCATAAGCGGAAAAAATATGGCTTGTAGTAGCACTTTCAAAAACCACAGGTGTACCAAAACTAATAGATGTTCCGCTGACCGTTCCTACAACAGCAGTACCATAACTTGAATTACCCCCGTCTTTATAGGCAATAACTATTTTTTGTGCATTCGCATCATAAGTAGCATTAATGTAGCTTGTAGTAGCACTTTCAAAAACCACAGGTGTACCAAAACTAATTGATGTGCCACTTACAGTTCCTACAACAGCAGTTCCACGATCAGAGTTACCTTCATCCATATATGCTATAACTACTTTTTGAGCATTTGCATCGTAAGTAGATGAAACATGTAAAACTGTACCAGCTTCAAACTGTGCATCTGAACCAAGCTGTTGAGCTACGGGTGACTCCACAACAGAACTAACAGTGCCATCAGCATTCACAACCACAGGCTTACCATTAGGTAACGTACCACTTGCTACTGCCTTAAACTCACCCTCTTGTGCGCCACCAATAACCTTTACCATGCTTTACCCTTTCACAATGAGTTTGTTTGCAGCTACAGCCGTGCCAGCGAATACACTGGGATTTGCTGGTGTTGTACCTAGTGTGCCATCTGTTTGGACGTAGTAGCTTTGCCCTGCTGTTAAGCCTGATTGATTATCGTCCACAGCACCTTTGATGTTGATCTTAGCAGCCTTGCCATCAGGTACGCCACTGGCGGCTAGGCCGATGTAGTTCTCTGAGGTTAGGTTGAGGGGAATACCTGCATCAAACACAGCCGCAGTGCCATAGAATGAATTATCCTCATCATAGTAAAACACTGCGGATTTATTTGCGCTAGCATCGTATGTTATATTAATAGCGTCAATGATACCTGCATCAAACACACCCCCAGATGCAAAACTAATTGATGTACCAGACACAGAACCTAAAGCGATAGTTCCGTCGTTTGAGTTGCCTTTGTCACTATACGCTACTAAAACTCTATTGATGCTGGTGTCATAGGTAGTGGATAATTTACCCACTCCACCACTAGCAAATGTTACAGCAGAGCCAAATGAAATAGATGTGCCGCTAACTGTACCTACAACAGATTTACCTTTATCCCCATCAGCACCTGCCCGATAGGAAATAACAACTTTATTAACACTGCTGTCAAAAACTATTGGATTATAGACAGTATCCTCACTGGTATAAACTACCACAGAACCAAAAGATATAGAGGTTCCGCTGACTGTTGCCACGACAGCTGTGCCATAGTTGCTGTTGCCTTTGTCTGTATAAGCAATTACAACTTTATTATTACTGCTATCAAATGTAGCAGAAGTGTAATCTGTTGATGCGCTCTCAAACACTGCGGGTGTACCAAAGGAAATTGAAGTACCGCTGACAGTGCCTACAACGGCAGTACCATAAAAAGAATTATTTAAATCGCTATACGATATAACAACTTTATTGTTAGTTGTGTCAAAAGTAATTCCTACTCCCTCAATGCCTGAGCTTTCAAAAGTTGTTGATGATCCAAACGAAATAGAGGTTCCGCTTACAGTTCCTACAATAGCTTTCCCAGCGCTACCATCCCTATATGCAATAACAACTTTATTGCTATTGTCATCAAATGTTATGGCATGATGATTTATAGCTGCGCTTTCAAAGACAGACTCAGAGCCAAATGTAATTGTAGAACCTGATATTGTCCCGACAATAGCGGTCCCGTATTCAGAATTTCCATAATCTTTGTAAACAATAACAATTTTATTATTAGAACTGTCATACACACTAGAACGTTGTTTCATTGCAGTTATTGCTGAATTGAAAACTACAGGACTTCCAGAACTGCTATCGCTACCTGTAACAACACTCACAGTGCCATCAGCATTTACAACCACAGGCGTACCATTGGTTAAGGCACCACTGGCAACAACCTGTGTCTGTCTTGTCTTATCAGGATTACTACCAATGGTTTTCATGTTTATTCCCCGTCTTCTGCTTCTGGGTCTACCCAATCAGGATTAGCTGACCACGTTGTGCCATCCAGTTTATACTTGCAGCCCATCCAATCTTCTGGGGCGTTTGTTATGCCCTCATGCACTGTAGCATTACCAGTATTCATATCACCAATGATGAACTGTGCAGGATCACCTACAGTAATGTTGTCAGCGGTGGCTGTGATTGCCACATCATCAGCAAGCAGATACTTGCTTAATTTAGTTGATGTTTCTACGATTGTTTTCATTTGTTTATCCTTTCACTAAGATTTCTGTAGCTGATATTGCTGTACCAGCTTCTACTGATGGATCGGCAGCAGTTGTGCCAAGTGAGCCATCTACTTGAATATAATATTTTTGACCAGCAGTTAAACCAGATTGGTTACGATTCACTGAACAGGTTGAGTTAATTACTGCAGTTTTTGTGTCTGCATATACGCCATCAGTAAAGCCTATGAAGTTTTCGGAGGTGAGGTTTGTATAGCCATTTCTAAACACAACATTATATGTGTCGTTCTCTGTTGCATTTGCAAATGCAACATTTATTTGATTAGAGCTACTATCAAAAGCAGGGGCTATTCCATTATCGTTTGGTGAATCTGTAGATATTACCACAGGAATACCATCAAAACTAATGGAGGTTCCACTCACTGTTCCTATTGCAACTTGCAGATTGTTATCTCCACCGTTATCAAAAAATATGTTTACTTTTTTTGCACTAGAATCAAACACTGCGCTTGGGTTTTCTACGCTGCTTTCTTCAAACTTTACAGAAGTACCAAAAGTCATTGACGTACCGCTAACTGTGCCAACAATTGCTGTGCCGTGATTAGAATTACCACCATCACGATATGCGATAACTATTTTATTAGAATTAGTATCAAAAACTACATATGGTTCAAAAGTATTAGCTGAATTAAATACTTGACCAGAACCAAAACTAATTGATGTGCCACTTACAGTACCTACAACAGCAGTTCCATAGTTACTGTTTCCCTCATCTTGGTAGGCAAAAACTACTTTATTATTACTACTGTCAAACGCCCTACCTAAACCGTCTATTCTTCCCGATTCAAAGATAGCTTCCGAACCAAAACTAATTGACGTTCCACTTACTGTGCCAACAATTGCTGTACCTTTAAAACTATTGGCCCTGTCACGATATCCAATAACTACCTTTTCAGCATTGCTATCATAAAGAACACATATATCGTCAGTGCTTGCATTATTAAAAACAACAGGTGTGCCAAAGCTAATTGACGTACCACTTACTGTACCCACAACAGCAGTGCCTGGGCCGGTGAACCCGTCTGACCATGCAAATATTACTTTATTGTTTGTTGTGTCAAAAGTGGCATTGTTTATGTTTATTTGTCCGTATGAGCTTTTAACAACAACTGCGGAGCCGAAACTAGTTGACGTTCCACTTACTGTGCCAACTTTTGCGTAAGGATAGCCGCTTGAGTTTCTTGCAAAAACAACAACCTTGTTATTACTACTATCAAAAGTTGAAGCATTTTCATCACTGTAATCATCATCTAATTCAGTAGGAGTTCCAGAAGCCTGAGAAACACCTGTAATAGTACTCACAGTACCATCAGCATTTACAATAACAGTATCGCCATTAGCCAATGCACCACTGGCAACAGCCCGTACTTCACCATCTACAGGTGCATTGCCTATGATACGCATTAGCTAATCTCTTCGTATGAAACAATAACTTCCAAGTCATTCGCAGTTCCTGCTGTTACTGTGATAGACATATCTTCTTCTAAGTAAATAGCTGTACTTTTGTCTAGTGCAACAAGAGAAGAGTCAGCAGCTACAGATGCAGTAGATACAATAGAGAATGCTGTACCACCACCTGCTGCTGCACTATGTAAGTCTACAGTTACGTCACAAGCTGCTGTTGCGTCTACGTTTGCGACTATGATAGTGTTGACCTTAACAACTTTACCAGACGATGCTGCGTTAGAAAGAAGTACTGTTGCACTTGTACCAGATAGTGCGATCTGATCTGTTTTGCCAGTAATTGTACTGACGTTTACGATGTTTGGGGCTGTCATGTTAAACTCCTATTACCCGAATACTATTGCCATAGCAATAGCTTTGCCTGTGCCAGCTTTGGCATTAATTTGTGTTTGAATACTAGATGTAACTCCATCTAAATAACCTACCTCTGTTGCGTTTACAGAAGAAGGCCATGCTGGTAAGTTAGCATCATAACCTTGTACAGTAGACCCAATGTCTGTATCAACTACTACGTTACTGCCACCGTTTTGTAATGTGCCTGTAAAGTTAGCTGTAGTTGCATCTAATTTAGCAGTATCTGCATCATAAGCTTGTATACCTGCTTCTGCTAAAGTGTTGTTTACCCACTCAGATCCACTGTATTTAAGTATCTCTCCTGCACCTACAGAAGAAATAGTTACATCTGTTAAAGCACCTACTGTGGAAGCTAAAGCTGATTCCTTAGCAAGAGGAATACCCCCTTGTGTAGAACCATCGTGTACGACTACTGTATTCTTTGTTGAATCAATAGTAATTTCGCCAGCAGCACCAGTGAATGAGGAATG